AGAACTAAAAGTTGATAAATCTGGATGTTCACCAATACATGACAAGTTATCTTGGGAATATCTAGCAATATATGGTCTTAATAAAGAATATGATGGTCTTTCTTTCATTCCATAGAATGATACTATAGAATTTATTAAGTACTTATCTAATATCTCATTAAATTTATGACAAAAAGAAGCACCAAGATATTCTAAAGGTAAATGATCAACAGCATAAGGTTGGTCAGGTCTTGATATAACAAATTGATCAGATAATTCCTCACAAGCACTAACAATATCCTTACAATACTCTTTAGAAAAAGTTTTGCAAATAAAAATATTATCCGTTAATTTTGAACGATTGCCTGTAGAGGAATGAATCGCTTTAGAAACATTAAAAACTGACATCAACCTCCATCAATATCACATCCAACTAAACTTCCAGCAACAACTCCTGTTGGAATTGCCCACCATCTCCCATCACCTCTTGATATAGCTGCTCCTATTCCACCACCCAAAATACCACCAAGTATAGTACCTTCTATACATTCATTTCCATCAGCTGATGGTGTTCTCGTTACAGTAGGCCTAGGAGTAGGAACTGTAGTATAAGAACGTCCATAACATGGAACTTCTACTTTATCAAAGTTATGAACTATTCTTCCTCTCTCATATCTATTTCTACCTGGAATATATTTTTCTGTGTATACTTCTTTGTAACAAACTTCATCATATACCCGATCAGTATGCCAATGATAAGCATATGCAGGAGATGATAAAAAAGGAATTGTAGCAAAAATTGTTAGAAATTTTTTCATCGGATTATGATGGGCAGACATTGTTGGTCACAAATTGGGGGTGGATTCTTTATATATCTAAGAAATTCTATTTTCATCTCGTCTTGAGACAAATCGCAATGTACTGCTGCCTTTGGAAGATTCCATCTGGCATGAAACAAAGCTTCATTCGACTCCTTTATCTTTTCCTTTGATGTCTTCATGAAGTCGTTTAGTCGCCTGACGTTTAATAAACTCAGTTAATTCTGGAGTTTCTTCCCACTCCCAGGTTTCTTCACGACCTTTCTTGTCCTTTTTCTTCCAAGATCTCTTAGACATTATTTTTGGCGTCCTCCATTACATCCATTAATTCATCAAAGGTCATTATATGTTCAACATCAAGTAAGAGTTTAGTAATACTATTACAAACTAAAGGACGTTCTCCTCTTGCAGCAAATGCCAAAGCATTTCTCAAATTCGAAGATGCTTCTTGTAAATACTCTTCAACTTTAGTCCCTACTGCCATAATTAATTAGTCGGATCACTTTTATAGTATAAGAGAATCACAAAAATAAGTCAAGTGGTCAATTGATAAACTGTCTAGTACTTAAACCAAACATCTCCATTAGCCCCACCAGTAGGATCACTAGTAGAAATTGTTCTGGTTCCAACCGCATTACTTCCAATAGTTCCACCAATTCCAGGTCCCAAATAAACAGCATCTTGGAACGTAACAATTCCAACAAATGTAGAAACACCAGTTACATTTAAATGTCTGGTTGAGATATCATCTCCACTACTAATAGTACTAATACCTGTACACTGTAAATTTCTACAAACAATATCTGAACTAATACCAATACCATACTCCACGGCACCAGCAGTACTCATTCCTGCTAGAGTAGTAGCACCAGCACCAACTGTATTATCAATGAAACTATAGAATTGTGCCATTAGACATCCCTCCCATAATCATGTCCAGCAATAGAAAACTGATCTGGACTTCCTGGATAATCACTAGGAGATTCTCCTTCATATTCAGGAACTAATGGTTCTCCATCAATTCTAGCACCATGAACGACATAATAACAATCTATATTAGCAGCACTTCCCGACCTAATTACGATATTTGTTCCCCACTCAATCCTTTCAACAATTAAATCTTGAGAATGTCCTATTTGAGTCAAAGAAACTGTAATTGATTCTATGTCAACAAAATCTTTCCAATAATCTGGAATCTTAATTACATTTTCATTCTTTAATCTACCTCTAATAAAAACACCTGCCTCAGGACCTTCTAAACAAACATATCTTAAACGATGCCCTTCTTTTGAAGGATGTTTTATATCAAATCCTTTCCAAGATTGAACATTAATATTACCTACAAACAACGGTGAAGTTGTAACCGTAGCACAAGTTAAAGTTCCTTCAAATAATCCATCCTTCAAATGAGCTGAAACGGGTCCACAACACTTATTATCTACATCAGGATCACCTGCTCTACCAAATACTTTATCTTGTGCCCATGCACTATGTCCTTGACATTTGTCTTGACGGGGATCTGGGTATAATCCTTGGCAACCTCCATGTGGCATTTACTCTTCCTCCGTTGGATCAAATACAATAGGTTTACGAGGAATATCCTTCCTCTCTCCATATACATGGTAGAAACAGTCAATAGGTCTATCATCTGCTTCCATTATATGTATTTCTTTATTATCAAATTTATCTACATTAAGATGATAATGTCTAGATCCAATAGGTTGTAATTGTACTGTAATACTATCTTCATAAACCAACCATTCCCATTCTTTTGGTAAGTAAATTACTTTAGAATCTTTAAGACGACCTCTGCAATATACTCCAGCTTCAGGACCTTCTAAAGAAGTGTATCTAAGTTTTTTACCTGGTTGATCCTGATGATTTATTACAAAATTACAACTATCCTTTGAAACTGTACGTGTAACAATATCTTTAGCATTGATATTTTTAACTACAAGTTGCTTACATTTAATTTCTTCTTCTACCCAAACATTATCTCGGACATGCTGATCATCTTTAACTTCAAGAGCAAAATCACCAGCCTGTTCTTCACTCTTATTAATCATCACAGTGCCTTCCATAAGACTGAACTTATCTTGTTCACCTACATGAAGACCATTTTGAATATAAGCACTACCTAATGTTTTATCGACACCATCAATTTTACCAACAGATAAATCGGACTTACTTCCGATACATAACTGTTTGTAGATCTGTTCATCATCAAATGTAAAAGCCATAATTAACCTCCTTCAGTAACTTTACTTGCTATCTGATTATCACTTCTTTCACCATGTGTAGAAGAAGCAGATTCACATGTACCATGACTGGCAGCAAAGTCTATTTGACCCTGCGAAGCAAGTCTAACATTTGCCTCACTTGTTATCTCACACCTTTCATCCCCTTTAATGTTTACCTTTGGAGCTTGTAATTCTATTTTATCATTGGCTTTAAGTACCATTAACCCATCACCTTCACCACCATCAGCATCAATAGTTATATTGTCACCTCTTATTTCAATATCACCAGTTTCAACAGCAATAATCATTTTACCATTTTCAACTTGCATTACAAAAGTAGCATCTGGTGCATCTTTATCTTGACCACATTTTATAGTAATTCCACCGGGCGATTCTAAAGTTGTTCTTCCTTGTCTAGCACCATCGATATCCATAAAAAGTCGATGGCGGACATCTTGTTTATTAGCAATATAAACGGCACACTTTACGCCATCAACATGATCCTCTCCTAGAGAGATGCTACCATCATTCGTTGACTTTGACCACGCAAAGAAATTGTTAAGTTTAGACATTAGGAGAACTTACCTACACAATCAACTACACTAATAACTTGAGAATCGACAAGTCCATCCTCAAAGGCTTGATTAACTTCTTCATCACCACTATATCTAACCTTTAAATAAGGTTTAAGATTAGCTCCAGCACCAGTCAAACTATTTATCGTAACATCAGGAATATTAACAAACCCTGTTGCAGTGCCAATATCTACATGATATATGTGACCAGCAGGCGTAAGTTTCAAATCACCAGTAACTTCTATTGTATTTCCAGCAGAATCTGATCCAGATAAAGTAACTGTATCACCAGGATTATAAGCAATTCCAGTTTGTTTAACACTTAATCCACCCAAATCCATAACTACTGGATAAGTATTTGATGCTGGTTCTATTCTATCAGAAATTTCTTGTTTTGAAACATCTGGAGCAGTAACAAATCCACCATCAGGATAATAGAAACCAGATCCTTCTGTCAAGCCTCTACCAATAACAAAACCACTAGGATCAACACCTTCAGGAACAGCATTCTCAGTACCTGTTGGGAAATAAACTGTTGATCCAACAGGTACTTCTATATTAGCACCTGATGCATATGTAAATATCTCTCCATCCTGAGCAATTACCATAATATCATTATTATTAGCTGTGATAATCCCGTCGCCACCAACATCACCATTATCTGAAGGAAGGTATCCCTGGCCAGAGGATTCTACAACAGTATCAATTAATCCTATCGTTGTTCCGTTTGGATCATAAGACCATGTACCATCTGCATTCTGAGAAACAGGTCCAAGAACGGTGCTCATATGAGCACCCATTCCTGATCCACAATCATCACCAACATCAATATACGCTAACCCTCCATCATTAATTTGACCTGCATCAATAATATCAGCTCCGATAATTTCACCTGCAGCACTAACAATAGCATTCAATTGTGGGGTAGTTTCTATTCCCGATCCAAATACAGACAATGTAGGAGTTCCACAAGGTATTGGACCCATATTACAACTAGAAACTGGTGCGGTTAATGATTTAAAGGTAGATGTTACTGTATCAATTGAATTTGTTACACCATCAATAGTACCTGTTACAGTATCAACTACTCCTAAAGCAGCACCCTTAACATCATCTACACTCTGTTTAAATGCTTTTCCAACTCCCATAATCTCACCAACTGGTGATGGCATTTGACCTTGAGCTGCCCCCATAATTGCACCAGCAATTCCACCAAATCCACTACTCTTAATAGCTGGTAGATTACCTTTGGAGAAAGAACTTTGTTGAATATCTGGACACTTATTCTCTTCTTCACATGAAAGGAACGATTTGAGTGAAGAAACTAAACCTTCTATTCCTCCAACATCAAAACTTATACTAATACCACCCATCAATCCATCTAAACCACCATCTAAACCGCCCAATAGATTTCCGACTTTTCCAACCGTATCAGAAACAGCACCAATTGCATTAGAAGCAGCACCCATAACATTTTCTGCAGCATCAAAACCACTCTTTACTGTATTTTGAATTCCGGCTAATGTACCATTAACTCCAGATAACGCACCCTGTATACCAGAATCAAGAGCTCCTATTGTACTACCAATAACAGTACCGACCATGGCATCAACACCACAAGAATTGGTATTTGCACTTTTACCTAAGAAATCTTCTAACAAAGGTCCCAACATACCTTTGAGACCTCCCATTATCTTACCAAAAACACATCCAATTTGATCTAAAGCTTTTTTAACACCATCCCTAAACTCACTAAGTTCATCAAGAGGAAGTATTGCAGCAATTTTAGCACTTTTTTCTGCAACTTGTTGGAGGGTTCTTACCCTCATTTTATTCATAATCTTTTTCATATAACCCGCAGTATTTTTCGCAGCTCTATCAATCTCCTTTTGTACGTCTCCTATTTTTTGGGTTAAAGGATTAAGAAAAGTATTTTCATATTTCTTTGCAGTTTTGGTGATTTTTTGAAGTCTCTTTTGTTCTACCTGAATTCCGGCTTGAGGATTATCTGTTGGACAAGGACTAGTAGAATGTACTACTCCAGTAGCCTCTGCATTCTCATGTGCCGCTTTTAGGCCATCGGTGAAAGTATCAGAACCAGGGTTACCACCACCCTGTTCTAGAACAGCACTTTCATCCCTAATAGTAGGTTGTACCTTAACTTGTCCTCCTGATCCTTTTGATTCGGTAACAGATGTAGCATTTGGATCGGATTTTCCTCCTCCACCATCAACTTTTATATTATGTCTAGATTCCGTAGCTCCATTAGTATATCCACTAAAAGGAACAAATCCTACATCAGGAACTTTCTTAAGGAAAGTTTGTTGACTGGATTTCTCAAGAACACCCATAATAATAGGAGATTGTCCATCATCACCATCCAAGAAAAATCCAAAAACAATTTCTCCACCAGAGAAATTAGCACTCTCAGACATGCCACCTAAACCAGTTCCAGCAGTTGTTGGCAGCATAATAAATGCCCAAGGCAAATCTTCATCGGGAAGATCTGCCTTACTAGCGGTATGATATCCTAAAATACGAATTTTAACCCTTCTTTTCATACCTGGCAGTTCACCAACACTGGGCATTGTTCCCACTGGGAAATTGCCAGTCCATTGATCAGCAGAAGCTACTTGACCAATCCACCAGATAAATCCATCTCTACCAATGGAGTATTTTTTAAGTAGGGTTTCTTCCATTAGTCGTCGTATACTCTACATTCGAGTGCATCAGGATGATTATCACAATAAACCTCCAAATGTTTATCCTGATGTCTGGATTTCCAACCATCATCTTCATCACCTTCATGATTCTGCATGAATCCACTCATCTTTAAATCATCTTCACTATATTCAACCATACCATGATTGATATGTTCTTTGTGATCTTTAGGATCAATGTAAACTTCGTGTTCTAGATTATGTTGGATGTTTGTCATACGTTTAAAATCCTAGGCATCAACTATTTATTTAACAATGTCAACTATAATGGTTTTTTACCATAAGAGTCTCTAATCAACGACATACTAGTAACAGTATCTGTCGCTGTGATTTGGTGACATAAGTTGGCAACAACATAATAACCTCCAATATCTTTATTGTCACTTTGATTTTCACTTTTATCAGGAAATTCACAATAAATGATCTCACCAGCACGAATAGAGAAATCACCAGGTACAGATATTTGTAACTGAAGTGTGAACATCTGAGTATATCTCATCACCGACTGAACCATATTAGAAGCCATTTCATCGTTATCTTTTGATGGTTCTTCTTTCCAGGTTGATAATTGTTTATCTCCATCAGCTCCACTAGGCAAAATTCCATTATCTTTAATTCTAGTCATTAATCGAGTTGGACCTTCTCTAAATTCTGGTTTTACATAATCTACAGTTTCAGAACCACCTGTTTTAACTTTATTCCATTGACTATCTTCCATCTTATACTCTACAGATTCACACTCAAAAGTATATGGATCAAAATACAAGGTATTATTTACATAAGCACCGATCATCATATTACTTTGCAAATCAATAGTATTTAAAACTTCATAACTTATAATATTTCCTGGTCCACTATTCTCACCGGAAAAATTGGTTCCTTTATATTTGAATGCTTTTGGACTCTTATTATTACCAGAAGCCACTTCCTTATCACTCAACAAACCATCAACAGATCTAAATTGAAAACCATCTTGAGTTTCATAAAAATAATAACCCGCACTAGCCTTAGGTTGAGAATCAGCTGGAATAGACTTTTGAGCTAACCATGTAATAACATGAAAAGGTTTACGTGAATTTCCTATAAACTCATAAGATTGTTGAGTCTCTTCAATATCCTCATCCCTAAAATTAGTTGTCTTTAAAGTATTCTTTAAAATATCTTTAACATGATCAGAAATCTTAGCAGGTCGTTTATATCTCTTTACACACCTAGTCTGAGCATTTGCAAGAAATTCTTTTGTACAAAAATTCAAATTATATGTAATATTAGATTTATTACCAAAAACATTACTAATTTTATTGACATACAATGCCTTATCACCTTTAAAAGTTATTTTGTTTCCAGCTTTATCTTCTGCTTCAAACCTTACTATTTCTCCACCACGAATAGGCAAACCATCTATTGCATTTCTTAATTTACCATCATCCCCTTCAATAGATTTACCTGTTTCTACAATTTGAGCACTAGCTGTAATATGATTTGACAAAATATTCTCATAGTATTGAAAAACAGGAGTGCCTTCCCTCATATCAATACTATTATCATTCTGATTATTAATAATCTGAAATTCTTTTATATTAGAATTTTCTGGTTGTACTTGTGTTGTCATTGATTTTTGTAAAGCCAAACCGCAGCTGCGGTACTAAGCACAGCTTGTCTACTATTTAACGGAGATCCAGTAGGAAGACTAACAGAAGGTCTCGGAACAGCTAACTCTTTACTACCAGGAAGAGTTAACGGAACAATTGAAGTTGTTACTTTTCCTCCACCCCCATCATATGGCGCTGAACTACTTATACTACTAGCAGTAGAAGATGACTTCTTCTTATCGGAAGGTTCAACTCCAGATAAACCTGATGAATTTGATGAATTTGATGAATCTGATGAATCTTTGGATTCTTTTTTTCTCTCATCACCACTACCACCAGGAGGACCAAGAGCTTCTGACTCATCTAAAGGAGGAGGTCCATCAATAGGTTTGCGTGTAGGAATCTTAGTTTCTTTTGGTTCCGCCGCAGCATCTGAAGCCCTTGCCTTCTTAGCAAACTCTGGATCTTGTTTCTCTTTTTTATCAAAGAACTTCTGCAACTTCTTAATATCATTTTCCGATCCAGGTTTTCCTGGATCTGGAGCATCCTTTTGGCCTGCCATCATTGGCCAACCAAATGCATCAGAAATCATATCACCAATTCTACGACCGAATCCTCCTGATGCGATATCTGCTCCCATATAAGCAGCATAAAGAGCTGTTGCTAAAATACCGCTAGCACCACCCGTAAATGGAGTTGCAAGACCAAGAGCAGCCATTAAAGCCGTAAATCCAGCATCAATAGAAACACCAGCAATAGCTCGTATTAATGCACGCCTCCAATCAATACCTGAAACCAAATCTACAACAAAACCAACAACATCACCAACAAAGGGAAGATATTTACCAAGTTTTTTCAAAAGTGCCTGACTTGACGACAGCAAGTCAGGTAATTTTCTACCAATCTTTCCTATCAATCCATCCTGATTCTGTAAAAATCTTAAAGCTCTTTTTGATCCGCCTTCTACAATTTCATCCAATTTAGAACGTAGTGCTGTAGTAGCCCTTTTATACTGTCTACTTCCCCATTCTATTAGTTCACCTCCTTTTTTTACAACAAATCTTCCCCCTTCTACAACTCTACGTCCTAAAAATGTTCCTCCTTCTTTTACTCCTCTCCATGCTCTTCCCCAAAAACCTAAATTTCCACCTCCTGACGTAGTAACCTTTCTATTAAATGGATTCAATCTACTCCGACTTCTTGAGAAGAGATTAGATCCACGACTAGCATTTCTGTTAAATGGATTCAATCTACTCCGACTTCTTGAGAGGGGATTGGAGCCCCTAGTAACTCGATCTCTCCTAAACGGATTCCATCTATTCCGACCTCTTCGAGGACCCCAGTCTCCTCCAGTTCGGGAAGCTCTTCCCCTTCTCTGCCATGGTCTCCTCCCACCCTTTCTCCTTTTAAACAAATCAGGCGTATTTCTCCAACCCCTTCTCCAACCTTGAAAGAAATTCCAAAATTGGGCAGCTATAAGAGCAGCAAATAATGCATTAAGAATAGGAATTTTCTTATCAATTTTATTAATAATTACTAATACACTGTCACCTTTCTCAATGTCGGCACCCATAAGACCGCCAACAAGTTTTAATCCTTCTTTAACAAACCATTTAAGGAAATTAAAAATAGGCATAACAATGGGTTTCAAAAGCTTAGCTATCTTTTCAAACCCTGCCCTTAATGCCTTAAATGCATTAATAATGGCATCTATTTGATTGAGAATCCAACCAAGAAAAACTAACCCAATTCCTTGAATAATTCTATCAAAAATATTACCAACAGATTTTTTTGCTGTCGCAACAGGGCCTTTTTTATTTTTATTTTTTGCTTCCGCCTTTCTCTCTTTTAACTGTCTCGCCCTTTCTTCCGCTTTATCTTTCTGTTCTTGTCGTTTATTAACAACATATCTAGATCTATTATCTAAAAGTTTTTCAATCCTTACTACTTTTTTCCGTAGTATTACTAATCTAGCTCTTGACGTTAAACTTTTCCCAATCTTAGGTTGTGGTTCTGTAACCCGATCCGAAGATGGTAGGGGAATAAATGGAACAAGAGATACTTTAGGTTCAACACTAGATGCCGGCGTATCTTTATCAAAATCAATATTTGGATTTTGTTTATTTTCTTCTGGTATCGATCGTCGTGGTTTCTTTTTTGCAGGTCTAGTAAGACTCTTACCAATACTACTTAAAGTTCCACCTATTGCACTTAGTAACATTTGTCTATCCTACTAATTGATATATGGATCTAGTAGCAACAATACTAACGTTAGATGAATCAACTGGTTTAGGTATTTGAACGTGATTTGTTGATGCCTGTTGATTCACATCATCTGGACCCGTACTCCCCATTGCACCACCACTAATAATATTCAGTAACTTACCAAACACTCCCGCAGGAACATTAGCCATCAACGAATCAGCTAAATCAGTTCCTAGTGTTCTCGCATCTCCTGAACCAATATCAGCAGTAAATTTTTCTGCACCTGATACTGGTGGAGGCAAGGATCCTCCACTTTCTCCCAACCTTATTCCAGCAAACCAAGAAGTTCCAGCTGCTCTAGCCCAATGATTTCTATACTGCCACCCCTTCTTCCAATTATGATCATATTGATGCTTTAATCCTTTATCAGCAGCAATACCAACATGTGTAATTGCACCTTTATTAATATCACCTCCTTTATGATAATCAGCTCTCCATAAAATAATATCTCCTGCTTCTATTTGCGACCTATTAGTAATAACTTTACCCATATCACTTCCACCAAAAGATGCTGCAGCTTGCAGGTTTTTAGTCCAAGGACCACCTTTAGGTGTATCCAAATCTCCTATTTGTGTTGTTCTATTCCAAAAAGTATTACCACCTACTCTTAATGCTGCTCTAGTAGTCCTAGCACAACCGTTTTCTTGTCCCCGTTCCCTACCAATAATCTTCTTAGCCCCAGCTATTATACCTCCACCTGCAGCGTATACTGGACCACCTTCTTCCATTTGTATAGGTTGATTAGTTCCACCACCTGCTGCATTCATTCCCTCAAGAGTGGACACTCCATATTTCTGAACGGCACCTTTACTCATCACAAACTCACCAGGAGTTAGCATGGAAGGAACGGTATCTTTATTACCAGTTCCTGGAACCTGACCACCTGTAGCCATTCGCTGAGACTTCTCCAGGTCTGTCATGGCCCTACTTTTTCCATCATCACCACTAAAGAAATCACCAAGAGCACTACCAAATGTTTTAACTTTTGCTTGTTCAGTCAGTGAGTTAGTACCACCACCTCCTCCTCCAAGACCCAATCGAAAGAGATCCTCTCTTAAAGATTGAAGTTCTGGATCTATAACAAGCCCTCCTTCATTAAATTGCAGTCCCCCAGGAAAACTTCCCTGTTCTCCAAGTAATTGTAAATATCCTGGTGTTTCTCCAGTTTCTTTAAATTCCTTTGGTGTTACAACTTGATCATCAGCTCTCTTATTCGTCTCTTCCCTATCTTTCTGTTGTCGCTGGCTTGCAAGCACTGCACCAGTACCAATAGCAACAGTGCCACCAATTGCCAAAGCTGTCAAAGGATTTCTAATTCCAGCTGCTACGAGAGCTTTACCCAAGCTCCACATTAATTTTGTTACACCAGCAAGAATAGTTCCACCTAACTTAACTAATACACCAACACCACCAGCAAGAGAAATAGCTGCCCATAATGCAATAAGTTTTAAAAAATTCTTTGATAAAAACTCAGTAACAGCATCAACATTCTCTCTATTTTTTTCATCCCCAAGCCAATCAATAAGATTATTAAGAACCCAACCAAGAAGTACTAATTTAATACCATCTAAAATCTTCTTAAGTATATTAACAGCTGGTTGTAGTGTCTTTTTGGCAGTATTTGCAACAAACTTTTTAAACCCTTCCATGAAGGATTCTTTACCCTGTCTTCTCTTTAACTCCTTCTCATCAGCAGCATCAGCTGCATTTTTCTTATCCGATTTAAAAGCTGATTTAAGAGTCGTGTAAATATTATTGAGACTATTAAAAATAGAATTAAAAATACTCTCTTCAGATTCTCTTTCTTTCCTTTCTTTCTTATCTTCTCTACTTTTTTCTACTGGATCTTGTACTGATCCAGGCAACATCTTAACCGGATCTATCTTACTTCCTGCGATAGATTCCGGTTTCGAAAATAAAGGAGAAACCTTTACAGTTTTCTTCTTTATCTTAAATCTTCCAGTACTTGACTTAACCTTTCTCCATTCATTAGTTAATAATTCAACTTCTTCATTTGGAATTTCGGTCTTAGGCATTCTACCCTTAACCATCGCCTCTTTTAAAAGAGTCTTATATGTAGAATAATCAAGATCAAAAACATCAGTTAATCCAAGCAAACGCAAAATAACCGGGTCTATATCCTGATAGACAGAGACTGGTTCTTGATCTTTTTTTAAATCTCTTTCGTAATCAACATTACGATAAGAATAGGATCCAACTGGCATTATTTTGCTGCTTGTTGTTTTAATTTTTCTTCTTCAAGATGCGCTTTTAAGAGTGAAATGTAAGTATCTCTCTCCCATGGCATCATATTCTCAATTTCAGTTAATGAATATTTATGATACTGCATCAAAGCGAAGTTAATCCTAAAATAGGATTCAAGATCCATGTGAGAAAGCGCTAGCCGAAAAAACTGGATAGCCCCTCCAGTACAACAGTACTTTTTACTTTTGTATTTGGATTGGTAACTTCCACTTCATGTTTAAGTCTAGGCATCGTTTCAAAAAATCTCTCAATTTCTTTAAACTGCTTTGAATTCATAGAATCTAAGAAATCAGTAAGTTCCTTTTTAGTACAATCACTTGTTGACCAAGATTCCTCTTCACTGTATACAACATCAATACAAGAAGCTATCAAATCAAAAGTTTGATCCACTTTTATATCAGAATCAAGAGAAAAATTACTCTTAATAAATTCGTCAAGAGATGGATACTTTAATTTCATCATAAGATCATTGCCCAATTTTACTTCACTGGAATGATCCGAATCTCTCTGCACTTGAATATCATCAACAAAAATTTCAACATCAACAGTTGTTCTACCATCATCTGGGCAAATAAGTTTAACTTCAATATTTTCACCTACAGATTTGCCTCTGATATTCAAAAACAAATACTCAATATCAAATGTAGGCAAACGATCAACTTTAACACCTTTTGTTTTAATACAATTTTTTAAAACGTTCTTGATCGCAGATGTAATATTTTTTTGGTTGTCAGTCTCCATAGCTAACATCAAAACCTTTTCCTCTTTAACTAGGAAAGGTCTATATTCAATCTCTGTTCCATCAGATGGTAATTCAAGACTATAATATGGAGTCTCAATCTTTGGTAAAGGCATAGTATCCTATAGTAATTTCAGTATTTTTATTTATACTCGTTTATGTGAAATATTTACTTCCAGGGCATATTCATATTACTCCAAACTGCTGGATCTCCTGTTAGAGGTTGATTAAAAGGTGATTTGGTTTTATCGAGATTCAATTTACTGTAATCCTGACCTGTTATACTTTTATCGAAAGAGGTCCACGCAGATTGGTCAGAATGGGAATGAGTCGTTTTTAATTTCTTCCTGAGTAGGAATTCGACCACGCATTGCATCAAAATGATCAGAAGTTAATTGTCCTGCTGGTATAAGATTCACGTTTTCCTGTTCCTGAACAGATTGCCTTAAATCACGAGTCTGTGGTAATTCTCCACCTGGTGGTTTATCAGGAGCTTGTGCTCTTCTCTGACCTCTTCTATTAACAATATACCTATCATAAGTAAATGAACATGTAACTTGCAATGTCTGGGCAGATCCATATGCAACTTCAACAGAAGATACATTGGTAGGAAAAGCATTACGAAACTCATAAGTCATAAGATTATTCTTATTCATATCTTTATTAAACTTACTAATGAAGATATTCGATTTATAATCGTCTGGATAATTAAATCTATAATATGCGTTATCTTGTCCACTATTCTGCAACTGACCACCATTAACATAATCCATCCAAGCTTCTAAAAAATAAAGTTGTTTATATTCAGCATCAACATAAAAAGTAAAACTAGCATTATCAAAAGTTCTCCTATAAGCATTCTTCTGAGTTATACCATGATAATGAGTTTTATTTTCAGTCGTAGCAAAATAAGATCCAGGCAAACTTGTACTAGTACACAAAAGACCAGCATTTTCTCCATAATAAGCTGCAGGAATTCCAGACTGACTTAAATGCGCACCCAATGTAGCATTTATACCAAAACTAACTTGGAATTGGTTATTTTGAGCTAAATTCGCAAATCTATCAAGAAATTCACTAGTTCTATACGCTTTAGCTAGCGCCGGTTTAGTATTTGTTGCTGACATCAATAAATAATTAGAGTGTTTAACTATAATATGAGTTATAAGGGAAAATTTAGACCCTCTGCCCCTCAAAAATATAAAGGAGACTACACCAACATTATTTATAGGAGTTTATGGGAACTTCGCTTCATGAATTGGTGTGATCTTAATGAAAATATAATTGAATGGGGTAGTGAAGAGTTCTTTATCCCATATATTTCCCCAATTGACCAAAAATGGCATCGATATTTTCCAGATTTTTATATGAAAGTCCAGGAATCAAATGGAAAAAAGAAAACTTATATAATTGAAGTTAAACCAAAAAAACAAGTTGCTAAACCAAAGGTCCAAACAAGAAAAACCAAACGATACATAACTGAAGTCACTACTTATGCTAAAAATCAAGCAAAGTGGAAAGCTGCAAAAGAATTTTGTAAAGATCGTTTATGGGAATTCAAAATCATAACAGAGGATGAACTCTATGGAACAAGAGGAGTATCTAGAAAGTCAAACAAATAGAATACGACCTGTTGCTGATGAAATTAAGCAGGAAAAAACTGCTGATGATAGAATGGTTGCACTTCTTGATGTTTTAACTGAAACAGTACCTGCTCCTGAAACTGGAAGATTTTATACCTTTGTTTATTTGGCAAAAACACCAAGAATTAGATATGACCAAAATCCTCTAATTGCATGTACAGAAGTACTGCCATGGGGATTTAGAGGGATTAATTTTCACTGGAATAGTTACAAAAATTATACTTGGGAAGAAGTTGTTGGTGATCTACATCTTGTTTACCCAAATGAAATGGTAGATGCAAAATCAATACCATTCCAATATTTCAGGATAAATAACTAAATACTATCAAGCTATCCGAAAATCTTAGCTGTCAGGTTATGGCCCAATATCTATCAGAATCATCAACCATAAGATATGCTTGGGAAAAGAGCACTCAGAGAGGTCTAAGATCTCAAGGAGCTATCATCAAGGTAACTACCGAATTCGATGACTCGACTGGAGAAGCAACTGTAAAAAGAGTATCGGATGGAGAGGTTGTTGCTACTAAAGATAAATATGGTACTTGGACAATTCCACCTGAAATAGAAAAAGATTTACCTGGATTCACTCAAAATCTTGCCCAACCAGATAGTACACTTAAACGGAATTTTAATAATCAAATAAGACAAGGAATCCAACAAACTCTACAAAATCAGGGGAAAGCACTATCATCTGGCAATTCAGGTGCTATTAATGGAAAATTAAATGATAATTCAGAAACACCAAATGGAGCCGATAATGGAAGACAAGGATCAACTAGTCCAACTAGTGGACCAGTTGGAATTAATACCGCTCAAACCGCGATGAGAGCATTTGCAACAGCTGCTGAAAGTATGGGTAGAAAGGGTTATGGTGATCTATACTATCCAGACGACTTACAATCTAGTGGAATGGACTTTATGAGTTATACACAATTTCGTCACAGAGCAAATAGTAAATTAAACAATATGGCCACAAGCGGAGCAGGCAGTTTTGATATAGGAAGATCAACAGAGAGATATAGAGACAAAAAAAATATTGGTTCTGTAAGTGTACCAATTCAAGGATCTCTTAAATCCGTAGATAAAGTAGGTTGGGGTCCGAATAGTTTAAATGCTTTCCAAGCATTTGGTGCAGCAGCTTTAACTGATATTATGAAATCTGGAGGGGACATTGGAACCGCATTAGGTAGACAACTTGATGCTATGGTGGATGCCACAGGTCAGAATAAAGAAGAACTTAAGGCAACACTTACAGCTGCTATTGCTCAAAAGATTGTGGGTGGAGGTAGACTTTTAACTAGAGGTACAGGTGCTGTCATTAACCCAAATTTGGAATTATTGTTTAATGGTCCAGAATTGAGAAATTTTTC